TGATGTATCTGGGGACTCCTCAGTCCGAGCAGGATCTCCTGCACGAGCTACCGAACCGAGGGTATACAGTCCGCATCTGGCCCGCTGAGATCCCCAGCCAGAAGATCGTGACGAGCCAAGGGGACCGGCTGGCCCCCATGATCCGTGAGAGGATCGCTGCCAAGGTAGCCGTGGGGACTCCTGTGGATCCCCTGAGGTTTGACCTAGAGGACCTGGAGCGCAGGCGTCAGGGCTACGGGAAGACTGGTTATGCCATGCAGTTTCTGCTGGACCAGTCGATGGCAGACGCTGACCGCTATCCACTCAAGATCAACGATCTGATCGTGGACGATCTGGATGTAGAGACCTGCTACGAGAAGTATCTCTGGGCTAACGACCCGGATCTCCGCTGGGCTGACCCAAGTTGTCCAGGGTTCAACGGTGATTACTACCACCGGCCCCTGACTCGGGTGGGCAAGATGTCTGCCTATGAGGGAACCATCATGGCAGTGGACCCCTCAGGCAAGGGCGCTGACGAGACAGCGTATTCCGTGGTAGCCAGCTATGGTGGTCAGCTATTCGTCTTGGAGTCTGGTGGTATCCAGGGTGGATACGATCCCAAGGTGCTAGCCATGCTGGCTGAGATCGCCCGACGGAACAAGGTGACCCGCATTCTCTGCGAGGAGAACTTTGGTCAGGGGATGTTTGAGGCGCTGCTGGTTCCCGTGCTCCAGTCTACCTACCCCTGTCCCATCGAGGGGGTCCGGCACCACATCCAGAAGGAACGGCGGATCTGCGATGTGCTGGAGCCACTGATGAACTCCCACAAGTTGATCTTCAACCGCAAGGTGTGGATCGAAGATTGGGAGTCGGTCAAGTCCTACACGAATGACGACCAGCAGACCCGACTGCTTGGCTTCCAGATCAGCCGGATCACTAGGGACCGTGGTGCCCTGCGGCACGATGACCGGGTGGATGCCTTGGCTATGGCGTGTGAGTTCTGGGTCCGAGCTATGGCTCGGGACACCGATCGCCACATGATGGCCGAGGATGACGAGCGGCAACGCAGGGTGATCGAGCAGTTCCTGCGGAGAGCCGTGGGTGGACCGAAGGAACCACCAGAGCCTACGTTTGTGACCGCTAGGCCGATCTAAGGAGACCCATCAGGAGACCCCAGGCGGTCGCTGCGGCCATTGGCACTTGTCCGTTTCCAAGGGATTTAAGTCGGTCCATCCGATGGGCCAGCCCATCAACCACTCGACCCACAGGGGGCTCAATTTTCCACCAGCATGAACTGCTAAGGGTGGCGAATGTCTCGCCAGTTCTGAGGGACATTTCCCCGTGTCTTTCCAGTCCCTCGCTGTCGGCGTCGGGAGCCTCGGCAAGTAGCCACCACCGCTTTCGGAGATGCGGTGCGCCAACATCTTCCGCAGCGACACAGAGAGCTGGCGGGACTCGGTAGCCCAGCCCTCGAAGGTCTCGCCAGGGTTCTTCGAGGGCTCGAATGGAAACATTCTCTGCAAAGACATACCTCGGTCTTACCTCCTCAACGATGCGTGCCATCTCGGGCCACAGGTGACGGGGATCGTCTGCCCCCAGCTTTTTGCCGGCACTGCTCCACGGTTGGCATGGGAACCCACCGGCCACGACATCAACCTTGCCCCGCCAAGGCTTGCCATCAAACGCCCTGACATCCTCGTAGATGGGGAACTTGGGTAGCCAGCCATCATCTTGACGAGCTTGGAGAACCTGCGGCAGTAGGCGTCAATCTCAACGGCACAGACAGGTTCATGCCCCAGCAGCATCCCGCCCAAGATCCCACCACCAGCCCCAGCGAAAAGGTGTAGCTCGCGCATCGTCACCCAACCCCACCCAGCTAACTAAAGTTCCACCACGCGACCAGCATCTATCGTGCTGGGCACCGTGTTTCGCTCACTCTACCCGAGGCACGGCTGGTCGCGTGATGGTCACCGGAACACCCGGCGAATGCTAGAGATCGTAACCGCCAGACTCTGGAGAGTAAACCGTCAAGTCTACATCTGCTTCGGCCAAGATCGCCGCAGCCATCTGGGTTTCCTCTAGCCACCTGTCGGGCAGAGAGGGGCCGTAGGCAACGATGGAGTGGACACCGGCTTGGATCAGGTGCTTCGTGCAGTTCAAGCAAGGGCTCGACTGGAAGCCATGTAGGTAGAGAGTAGATCCCTCTGCTTCTCTGCCAGCATCCAGCAGGGCATTCATCTCTGCATGGACGATCAGCTTGAGCTTCGTCTCTCGGTCATTCAGGCGGCTCTCTGTGTCCCTGATGGGCCGAGGGAACCCGTTGAACCCTGTGCCGACCACGCGCCTCTCGGTAACCAAGAGGGCACCTACCTGGGTAGAGGGATCCTTGGACATCCCTGCGGCCTCGGCTGCGATGCGGAGAAAGTGCCTAGTCCACTTGTTCATGCTCTCCATCATACAGAGGTTCGTCCTCTCCCCATATCTCTGCGGCCAGCAACATCGCTGACTCGCAGAAACAGAAGAGATCATCAGTTTCCAGAATCACGCAAGCCATGCCACGCATGGTCTGGGTGATTTCTGGTTTTTTTTCGAGCGCCTTCTCTACGGCTTCGAGTAGATCGCCCAAGCTCACAACATCTTCGGTAAGCCCGAGACGCTCGGATAGCTTGCGCCACCTGTCGCCCTCACTCATAGCCTTCTACAACATACCGATACACACGGGCATGGGCAATACCCCAAGACGCATCGTGGTCCTCGGCGCACTCATCGTGAGACCATGCCAACGCATGAGCCCACTCGTGCATGAGGATATCCAGCATCCCCCGGAATGACTGGCGTCTGATGTAGATGGAGAACGACGAAGGCCGTCCCTGCTTGGTAATCAGGTGACACTGGCCCTCGTCGTCTAGGTAATCCCGTAGGTAAACCCTAACGGGCAGCAGGGGCGGGAGCTTGTCCCGCAGATGCCTGACGTATCTACGTAGCTCCTGGTCCCTCGGCATTGTCCCCCCGGATCAGGTCGATGGATTGTTGCAGGCAATCAAGGGACAGGTGCGAGTAAACCATAGTCTGCTCTAGGTTCTGGTGACCTAGTAGCTGAGAGATAACAGCAATGGGAGCCCCACGTTGGGCCAGACGAGAGGCAAAGGTATGCCGCAGGATATGCGGCACCCAGTCCTTGTTCTTGTCCTGCCCTAGTTGCTTGCGGGCGTGCTGCCAGTGCTTATAGAAGAGTCGGTAGGTAATCCTAAAGCCCCGTCGGTAACGTCGGGCTACCGCCTCGGCTCGCTCGGTAAGCGGCACCGTCCTGGCTCGGTCGGTCTTGGTCTTCTCGATGGTAATCATCGGCCCCTTGGGTGAGTCGGTAATCTTACCGCCCCACCCCAGCGCCTCGCCAGCCCGCAGGCCGGTGTCCAGCAGGAAGACCACAAGATCCCTAGGTTCCCCCGAGAGCGCCGCTAGTAGCTCCTGCTCTTGGGCGTCGGTAAGCCAACCTATGCGACCCCGAGGAGCCGTAGGTAGCTTGATGCGGGGAGCCTTGTCGATGATCCCATACTCTACCGCCCGGTCCGCCATTGCCCGCAGGATCCCGAGGGTCCTGCGGACGGTGTTAGGCGTGTAGGTAGCCGAGAGCTTGTCCCTCCACAGGGATATCTGGCGAGGATCCAGGCTCGGTAGCTTGCGGATGTGCTTAATCAGCGACCGGGTAGCTGCGGCGCTGCGAGTCTCTCGGTAATGATCTAGCCCGAGGTCGCAGATTTGATCTACGACCCTCACGACCACCACCACCACAGCAGAGCCCAGAAGAGACCACAGAGCCCCAGAACCCCCAGGAATCCGGCGGTTTGCGTGAGTTCCCCGGGCTCCCGCCCTTGTCCGCCCTTGAATGGCGGGATGTAGGTCTCTTTACGCACGGTTAGCCCCCTCGGTAGCCTGCTGTATTTCGTCGTCTGTGAGGCCAGCTAGGCGCTTCTGTAGGTAACCCTGCAAGTAGGCGCTTTCGTCTCGGTAGCTTTGGCTAGAGCGGCTCGGGGTTACCCCTTGGGCTTCTAGGTTCTCGGTAGAGACGGCCCATTTGAGGCAGTCTTGGGCTCGTTGGTAGATCATGGGGTTCGTGAGTTCCCGCAGGGATTCCCAAAGGGATCGGTAATCGGGATGGGTGGGTTCTTTGTAGGTCATGCGCTAGGGGTTTCGTCCAGTCTTTGGAGGTAGTCCCCCAGCTTCCAAGCTAGGGGACCAGAGAGAATAACGACGCAAAGGGTAACCATAGGTAACCAGGGAGCTACATGGTCTCCCCTGCGGTCGCCCGTTCCCAGATGGTCCACTGCGCGCGGCTCAGGGTGCCGCCGTCAAGGCGCCCAAGATCCAGGTTTAGGGCGTCGCTAATGGCGTCGCGCATCGGTTCTAGAATGTTGGGCAAGGTGTAGCCGTCGGCGACGGCGGCCATTCGGTGGAAGGCGTCGAGCATCGTCAAGATCCGCGCCTCATCCGGCGTGCAGTGGAGGCGAGCGCCGAAGAAAGACGCGACGGCGCGATTGTGCCGCCGATCCCAGCCCGTGGAAGCGGTGCCAGGGTCGGTCGCGTGCAAAAGAGAGGGGAGAGAGGGGAGCTGTACGGTTTCGATTGTGCTCATCTGTAGATCTTAGAAAAGAGAGGGGAAGGGGCGGAA